CGGGAGGACCTACCGAGACATAACTACGGTAGGGTCATGCGTTGTGTTCGTGAACAAACCGGCAAAGATCTTGTCGATTTTATAATACGGAACATAGAATGACTCATCCCAATGAGACCGTTTGATTTCAAAACCCGCAAAGCAGGCATTTTCCGGCCCTTCCGTCACTTTTAACTCTTTTAAAACTAAACCCACTTTTGATATTTTGGAATTATAAAATTCCAAATACCCAGGTTCAAAACCACCACTTGCTGCGATACGGTCATCACCAAGATATCCCGTACCACGATGCTTGCGGTTAATAATTGATTTGTCGATTGGCTTATCGATACTCTTAAAATATAGTATCTGCATATAAGTTTCAATCAACATATGTGCGAGACAATTATGTTCCGTTGTCCCGTCCTTACCTGATGGATTTTGCCTATTAGCAATACGCACTACATCTCCCTCTGGCATTATGACCACCGTGTTTACACAGTTTTCACGTACCAGATTCCGAAGATAACGATCTTTATGGTCTAAATTAATTACTTTATCTTGAACACGATCTAGTAATTTATACACAGAATTCGAGAATTGATATCTCTTATCCCATTTGTCATAATCCATAGAATGAACTTTCGAACCTTCCATATCTTTAGACATTAGATCCACAAACCCGTAGAACCATGTTTGACCATGTTTCACCTCCAATTTGAGACGCAATGCTTTTTGCATTTTCCCATAAAATATCTTATGACCACATAAATGTTCTACACACATTATTATATACATCCGCTGCTTACGCGACAGAAGTTTCATTAGCGTCACCCATTCTTTCTTCATTTTCGCATACCAAAGAAAAGGTAAAATAGGATTCGCCATAATGTGCATAAAAAGGTAGTCTCTTATAGACATATTGGTACGTTCGAGTTTAGCGAGGAACTCCCCTTTGGTGGGGTACCTACCCATTCTCCCAAAAACACCTGACGATTTCTTTGCATTCTTATGAAGATCTGCTTTTAAATCGTCATCCGACATTAGCTTCGCATGTGGTGCCAATATCGGATACAAACGTTCGAAAGTTATTTCTTCAGCTTGCTTCCACTCACTTGAGTCGAGGAAGCTTCTGTCGATTTCTTCTCGATAAGAGTCGATTGCTTTCGCAATTGTCGATTTCGTCGTTTGCGTTGGGACCGTGTTAACTTTGGGCAATTCGTATCCATTTTTTGTACAATGGGACGCGAATCTTGTATACATGGGTTCACCATCTGGTTCGATGATGTCATCTGCGAACCTTTTGAACTCATTAAAGAGCCCATAGGGTTCGAGGGCACCCCCACCTTTGAGGCGGCATTGACTTGGATTGTGGGCAATCCAAAGTCGCCAGGGCCGTTTTTTGGATCTGCCTTTGGCATTTTTGGAATATCAGCTTCTTGTCTTTTCCCCTCCTTATACTTACGTGTAGGAGGAAAACGGAGA